CTCGTACCTGTTTGTCCCGGTGGCTGTGGTCGTCCAGACGAACGACTTGCCGGGGTCGCCAAGTTCCAGTCGGACTCGGTCAACCAGACTTGTCAGTGTCGCCACGCAGACCTCCAGTGTTCTCTGACTAATGGTCTCCGTTCACACTGTGAACGTCAGCGCTAAACACGAAGGGCCACCCCAGAAGGAGTGGCCCGACGCAGTGGGGGTGTCTACGAGCCGTAGACGTACCCGAGGTTCTCAAGGTAGTCGGCGAGGTCGGCATCGACCTTGTACTTCACGCCAGCCTTGAACGTGTAGGTGTTGCCGTAGCCGTACGTCATGTTCTCGATGTCGGCGACGACACGGATGATGCGGGTTCCGTTGCCCAGTTCGGTAGTGGAGGCGATGACCTCGTCAACGAGGATCGGGTCAGGAGCCTCGACCTTCGGGTCGAAGACCTCGGTCTCCAGTGCGCGAGCCTCGGCGGCGGCGAGGGTGGTGATCTCCTCCTCGCGGCGCTTCACCTCATCGAGGCTCTCCTTGAGGGCCTTGCTACGGGCAACGCCAGTTGCGTCGGTGGGCTTGGGTCGGGTTGCAGCCATGATGTGTGTTCTCCAGTTAGTTGGGATGGACAAGCCCGTGGGGGCGGCGGCTTGTGGCTACCGCCCCCACAGGAGTGCCGCTTAGTTGGTCAGGACCTTGAGAATGGCCTGATCCGTGATGATGCCCTGACCCCAGATGCCGTAGTACGCCAGAGCGTGCTCACGACCGAAGTCGAGAACGCCGCCGTCGCGCAGTTCGACGGGGAGAGAGATCGCGTGCCCGAAGGCGTTGTCGCCGATGAAGATCGACTCGTAGACGGTCGCGCCGTTGCCGGTCGTGAAGCCAGCCTCCCACGGAGCCTTGTCAGCGGTCGCGTCGGAGACACCGTTGTTGACCTGCGTGGTCTCGATGAAGACGACGTCGTACAGACGACCGATCTCACCCAGCATGAAGTTGCCGGGAGCCGCGTACTTGGTGACCTCGATGAACTCACCATTGTCGCGGAGGCGACGGCTCTGGTGCGGGTGGACGAACGCGACGTAGGTCTCGCCGAGGCGCGGGACGTTCTTGGTCGCGAGGGTCTCGACCGCGTCCTTGACAGCCGCGACCGACAGGTAGAACTGAGCAGCGGCGGTCGTGACCGACGCCTTCGTGCCGACCGTGCCGTTCGCGTACCAGTCGGCACCCGACACGCCAGTGCGGTCGTAGCCGAAGATCTGCGAGGTCGCACCCGAGAGGGTGGCGCGGCTCTGGTTGTCGAGGTACTGCGCCATGTTGCGGCCCAGCAGACGCGAGGCCGAGGCCATGACGTCATCGAACGAGGCGTTGAGCAGCAGTTCGGAGACCGCGATGGCATCGCCGTGCTCGGCGACCGTGATCTGGATCTGCTCGGCGGTGAGCGCCTTGGTCTGCATGCGGACGCCTTCCACCAGCGGTGCGGTGGGAGGAGTCATGTTGAGGTAACGCATGAAGTTGATCTGGAGACCGGGAGCAACGCCCAGTTCCGTCTTCTTCACTGCGAACTGCTCAAAGCGCAGGATCGGCATGGCCTGAAAGAGGATCTCCTTCGACCAGATGGTCTGGATGCTCTGGGTCAACTGCGAGTTGCTGCCAGAGTAGGACGTCGGCGAACCGGAGAGGGATCCGGTTCCGGTGATGGCAGATGCCATGGTGTGTTCCTTTCAGAACGGGCTAGTGAGTGGGGGTTGTCTGACTAGCCGAACAGGCCACGGTTGTTGCCTTGAGCGTTGCCACTCAAGAGGCGGGAGCGGTACTTCTGGTAGTCCGACATGGACATGTTTGCGATGTCCTCTGGCGTGAACTGCTTGTTGTCCGTGTTGGTGTCCAAGGGTCCGGCGGCTGGGATCGTGGTACGAGTCCCAACCATGTCCCGCCTCGCAGACGACATCGCCTGCTGCGCGGATTCAAGGATCCGGTTGGTCCGGTCCTTGAGGCTCTCGATGCTGGCCTCGACCTCTTCGGGGGTGTTCCCGGTGACGAGGTCCAGCAGTTCAGGCATGATGTTGTCCCGCTCGGCTTCGATGCGGTTCACCTTGTATGCCTGCAGTTCCTGATACATGCGCTCCTGATCCAGAAGGGCGAGTGCGCGCTCGCGCTCAACACGCTCCTGCTCCAGTCGCTCGTTCCACTCCTGCTCCTTCTTCTGGAGCAGTTCGCGGACGCTCATCTCCTCCTCCGCGAGTCGGCGAGCCTCGGCCTCGGCCTCGGCGCGAGCCTTGGCCTCTGCGGCCTCGCGCTCTTCCTTCTCGCGACGAAGGGCAGCGATCTCTTCCTTCATCTTGTCGATCTGGGGGTACAACTTGGCCTTCTCCTGCTCCCGCGCCTTCTCGATGGCCTCGGCAGTGAAGGCCTCAAAGCGAGGGGCCTCTGTCTGCGGCGGGGTGGGAGTGGTGGCTGTGAGGGCGGGGTTGATGTCCCCGACTGCGGTGGACGAAGAGTCGGCCACGGCCTCAACGAAGTTCTGTGCGTCAATGCCAGTGCTCATGGCTTGCCAATCTGTTGTGGTTGTCCAGATGCCGGTGACGGCGTATCTCGATGGGTTTAGATCCAGATAAGTGATCTAGTCATAGACAACACCGACTAGAGCGAAGTGTCTGGCTAAAGTGCAGAAGAAGTTACAAGTTTTCTCAAACACCATCAGCCGCGTCGTCCACGGACGAGCGCTGCGGCAACTTGGTTCCGTAGGCCTGAGTAACGAGGTCGTTCTGGACCTGCGCTTCGACCATCGGCTCGATCATGGCGGGGGCCTCGACCGGCGCACCGTTCTCGTCCATGCCCATATCCATCGGCATGGCCGCACCATCTCCCGGCATCATGCCGGTGAGTTCCATGATCTGCTTCTCGATGGTCGTCTGCAGGAGTCGCAGTGCGCCATCGGCCTCGGCGTCGGCCATCATCTCCTTGCGGATCTCGGCCAACTTCTCCTCGGGGAACTCCTCACCCAGAGTGCGGAGCGCACCCTCCTTCGACTCAAGGCCCATGCCCATCATCATCTGAACCTCGTTCAGCACGACCAACTTGTCGAGCGGAAGCGGCGGCGGGAAGTGGATGAAGTTCTGGTACGTCAGCGGGTCCTGCGGATCCAGCCGGTCGTACTGGCCGTCCTTCAACTGGACCTCAGTCTCGGGGTTCCAGATGAAGGTGTCCGGCTCCTTGACAGCCAGAGTGAGGAGAGCCAACTCGTTGATCCGCTGCAGGCCGTAGCCGTACTGCGCGATCTTCTGCGAGTAGCGGTTCATGAGCGGCTGGAACTGGATGCTCAGGGCAACGCCGCTGGTGTTGGAGATCGGCTGAACCTGACCAAGGGCAGTCTCGGGGATGCCGGTCAGTTCGTGCATCGAGCGCTTGAGGTACTCAAGGTACTGGAGCGCGCCTTGGATCCCGGTGGCTCCACCTTCAAGGTTGAAGACCTGCGAGTCCTTAGGCAGACCGCCCCAGACCTTCTTGGGACCCTTCTCCAACTGGGACGCCTTAGCGCCCACGATCACAGTGACCGGGGCAGCGTGGTAGTTGATGATGTCCGCGATGTCGGTGCTGATCTCGTTGTACTGGCGGTTCACCGCGATGATGTCGTGGCAGTCTGGCAGACCCCACGGGGATCCGGAGACCGGCATGTTGGGGATGTGGACGATGGGGACGACGCCGAGCGGGTTGGGCCGCTGGTCGATCAACTCGTCGTTGATGTACTCCTCGATGGTGTCGTCAGTCAGAATCTCCGTGTAGGTGAAGACCTGACGGGTTCCCTCAAGGCTGGTTCCCCAGAACCTGTACTTCAACTTGAAGCGCAGCAGCCGGGAGCGGTCGTGCGGGTGGAACTCTGGGAAGCAGAAGGAGGCGTTGAGCGGGAGGATCCGGACGCGACCGGGATGGACCCGGCCAGCGCTGTCCTCAAACGGCTCCTCGTAGGCGACCTTGACGAAGGCGTCACCGGAGACACCGCCCTGCTGCCCCATCTCAAGGAGGACCGACATCTTGTCGTTGTCCTGCGACCAGACCCGCTCCAGAAGAGCGGGGACGATGGCCTCGGTCGCCTTGGGCGAGCCGAAGTGGATGCCGCGACCGAACGTGAACCGGTTGAGGTAGTCGGTCATCGCCCGGTAGTAGTTGAGGACGACCTGCGGCTCACCGGCCTCGCGCTTGTAGGCATAGTGGTGGCCGAGGTACATCGCCCAGTTGAGCGAGTACCGGTTCAACCGGGGGCCATGGACCTCAAACTCCTCGTCGGCCAGTTCCACAAGGCCAAGCGGAGAGATGGAGATAGTGAGGTCAGACGACGCAGCCCGGTAGGACGGCGGGGAGAAGTCAACAGTGCCGAGGCTCACTTGTCGTCCTTCTCCTTGTGGGCATGCCGGGAGTGCTTCTTCGCCTTAGCGATGGCACCGGCAGAGGCGAAGCGTCCACCCTTCTGGGTGTACTGCTCATGAACCCACTTGGAGGCAGGGATGGACGGCCAAGTCTTGAACTTGTGCTTCGCCTGCAGGACAAGCATGTCCCACATCTGCTTGTTCACAGGGACGTCAGCCATCGCTGCCTCTCGGGTCCGATGTGGTGGTGGTAGAGGAGCGGTTAGTCGGTGACGACAGTCGGGTTGATGCGCTGGTAGCGCGCCCCGCTGCGGATCGCCTCCTCGTAGCGGTTGACACCGTGGTCGCTGAACGCCGAGGCAGCGAACTCGCCGAGCATCGTCTGAGCCTCGATCCATGCGGCGCTGCCGACATGGGCGCGCTCCTTCATGGTCTCCTCGGGGTACTTCTCGTAGACGTTGGCGTTCCGGTTCGGGCGACCGGGAGCAGAGATGTAGCCCTGCATCGCGCCCTTGGCGAACTCATTGGGGACGTCGGTGTCAGAGGCGACACCCTCCTGAAAGCGGAGCGGCCCCTCCTGACCCGGCGCAGCGGGGCTGAACTTGCGGTCGTAGTTCTGCGGCGCACGCTCGGGGAACTGGTTCTGCGGAGCGATGGTGGGAACAGACATTGGTACTCCTCTTGGCTTGTGGAACCTAAGGTTCAGTTTTCACGGTGTGAACGGCTGTGTCAGCGCTAACTACTCGTCTTTCTCCTCGACCGCCTCGTCCCGCTTCTTCTCGATCTCTCGGGCGTAGGTACGCCATCCCTTGAACACCGTGTTCTTGGGGAGGAAGAAGTCGAGGAGCCGTGTGAAGACGAGGATGATGAAGGCAACGATGATGCCGATAGCCTCAGGGGACAGGCTCACCTTCTCCCCCCTCCTTGTTCGTGCCACGCACGAACCACCAGACGCCAACAGCCAGATTCACCATCGAGATGGAGATCAGGACAACGAACCACCAGACCGGGGAGTAGACGTCATGGGTGATCGCAGCCTCAACCAACTCTGCGGTCCAGACACCTACTGCCAGCCACGCACCCTCGTAGGTCATGCGACGGCTGTCCCACAGCCAGCCAGCCACCAGCAGGATGGCCGCTATGGCAGCGGCCACCCCGATGATATGACTAGCGACGTTGACGAGGCCCTCGTCGTTCCACCCCTCCGTCACGGCCAAGGCAACGAGGCCTAGGAAGACGGAGAAGTCAGCCGGATACGTCCGGCGTAGATGGAAAGGGACGAACCTCGGTGGGTTCACCATCACTCAGCCGATACATCAGAACCGTTGCCGTAGCGGGGGTCCTTGCCGTTCAGCCAGTTCACGACGACGGGAACGGCAGTGGCGACACCGGCGATGAGCCAAGTCTGCCAGTGGTCGAACGCGATGACGCCGTCCGTCACCCAGTCGGTGGCGATGAGCGTGAGCATGACAGCGAGTCCTGCCTTGACGGCGGTGCCGAGCGGGGTGGTAGCGAGCCAAGTACCGAAATCCATGGGGTCTCCTTTAGTGCGGTTGTCTCCATTGTCGGGAAGACTCTTGCTGAGAACTGCCTAAAGGTTTGGGACCTCTATCGCCGCGAGTAGAACTGGTTCTCGCTCACTTCGATGTTCGGCATAGTCAGGTCTGCAGTCAGACTGCAGGCGATAGCCAGACTGTCGGGGTAGTCGTCATGCGCGTGCGCTTCGTCGGGGGCCTGCGCCAAGAAGTTCGGGCCAGAGAACTTGGTCTCCAGATCCGTCATCTGCTGGTAGAAGCGCTTGTACGTCCGGAGCCTCCGCGTCTTCGCATGGGCAGGCCAGCCGATCATCTTCCGCTGGATGAGAGCCTGCAGATGCTTCCAGCGCTTCGACTGCTCGCTCGGGCTGGAGGTGACGGCGATGACCTCGGCTCGCGGAAGCAGCAACTTGAGGCGCTGCGCCACAGCATCACCGACACCGTTGGCGTCCACGCCTACAGCCAGAACGTCGTAGTTGGCAAGGAAGTTGGTGATCTGGAAGTACTGGTCCTCCCAGTCGTCACCTTGGATCTCCATCCAGTTCAGGACGCGATGGTCGAAGTAGCCGAACTCATCAGGGCGATCCCAGTCCACCCAGACCACGGTCACGACGGTCGAGTCCATCTTGCGAGCCGGGTCGATGCCCACGACCACAGGCGTACGAAACCACGACTTCACCACCTCCTGCGAGGTGTCCCCGAGTTCGTCCATCGCGCTGGAGGTGACGAACATGCCGCGCTCCAGAAGCCACTTGCAGTTGTACGACATCTGGAACTCGTCGGAGTCCTCGCCGATGCGGAGCATCTCTTTCCGGATGAACTTCGCGTAGTTGTCGTTGACCTTGGAGACATCTCTGTAGTCCCACTGGAAGTGATTCTGTCGAGCACCCCGGCTGGTCTGCCGCCTCTTGTTCAACTGGATCGAGCGGTAGAAGTTGTTCTTGCTGGTGGTCGGAGTCCCCGTCTTGACGAAGGTGCCTGCGTAGTACGCGAGCATGGGGGCAATCGACTTGACCACGACGAAGTCGTCGGCTTCCTGACACTCGTCCACGATGACGAGATGGAAGGACTTACTTTCGATCTTGGCGCGCGGGTTGGCGGTCATCATTGTCAGAGTGCTGCCAGACTTCTTGAGCCTGATCCCCTTGGTCACTCCGACTGTGCGCGCGGCGACGTCGTCAATCTCCGAGTCGCCGAGGATCTCGACCGCACGCTCACTGGTGAGGCGGGAGACCGTACGACCGAAGAGGGTCTCGGCCTGTCCCTCAGTCGGGGCGAACATGCCTACCCAGAATCCATCCTTGAACTTCCCGAGCAGGTCGGGGTAGAGGACGGCAAGGCGCGGGAGTAGCACCATCAGCGTGGCGACGGTGTTGGCGATGATTTCCGACTTGCCAGACTGGCGAGCCGCTAGGCCGGTGATCTCTTCACCGTCGCCGATGATGACGCTCTCGATGATGCGCCGCGACAGCGGCTGCTGGTACTCATGCAGTGGATAGCCGACGAGGACTTCCATGAACTGCATGATCTTGTCTATCAGGCGGTTGACGAACTCCTGTGACAACTCGTCCACATGGTCGTCGGCTGTGGGAGCGAGTTCGTCGTCAACCTCTTCAAACTGGTCAGGGTCCATGAGTGTTTTCCGGTTGAGGGGCTGGATGTCACCAGCATCACAACTCCGGACGACACTGTCAGGGCATAACTAAGGGCGGGGCCTGTCACACCCCGCCCTAAGCAAGTCATCGGCGCTATCTCGCCACGGCCTTGTAGACCTGACTGTGGGCGACCTCATACCTGCGCGCCACGGCCACGGGCGAGATTCCGAACGCCACCATGGCCTTCCAGTTATCGTTGCGTGCCTCAAACGGGGTGGCAGGGATCTCCTGCATGCACCAGTCGTTGCAGTAGACCTTCGACCGAAGAGCCGAGTCAGACTCGGTCACGGCGATGGTCCTATGGCAGGAAGCGCATCGGACATTGTGTGTCATGCCAGCACCTCCGTCGTAACTGTCTCGTTCAGAACGGAGAGGATGCCGTACACGGCCTGCTCCGTCATGGGGATCCAGTACCCGCGCCCGTACTCTGACAGGCTTGGGATGAAGTCGCGGAACTCCAAGACCCTCACGTTGTCGATCTCCACGATCCTGATGTGCGTCTGGAGGTCTGCCGCCTTCTGCACGACACCCACCACTCGCGTAACTGCCGGGTTGGTGCTCATAGTCAGTTCCTTCTCTTAGTATCGCCTCTTCACCCTGTCTGGGTGATACCTAGAGAGTACCCCTACCAGTCAGGTCTGACAACCCCCGTTGCGGGTACAGGTAACAGGGGCATACTATGGATCGAAACAGACGCCGAGTTGCGACAGGGATACTGCGGACTTACCCTGCCATCACTTCTACACAGGGGGAAGGCTTGGAGTACACGTTGGTCGGGAGCAACCCCGACGTCATTCAGGAACTCACCACGGCTGGTCACTTCGCCACGGGGTACATCGTCTTCGTCAGCCACAGGCTCAACGCCCGGTGGGCAGAGGTCATCTGCTCATGTGGTGTCCATAGCAAGGCACTCTGGGATGACACTGTCAGGGACTACTGCGGCCTCGTCCACCACGCTTGGTTCCTTGGCTGTGGCTTCGTGCTCCCGAGGGACATGGCGATCTTCCAGAGGCACGACGACACCCAGAAGGTGCTGCCGCCTGAGGTCATGAATCGCGTCTACGCATCTCATTCACAATGGCCAGAAGGACCTGAGCGCCGGTAGTCGCTTCATCGAGGTTCTCAGGGCTGGGGTTCTTCAAGTAGGCCGTCATGTAGCGACCTGATGTGTAGATGGCCTGATCGGCCCACATCACCAGATCGTCACGGCTCATCTTCTCCACACGACGCACGATGTGCGCGGGGATGCCGGGGTCAACGGTCTTCGGCCTACCAAACATCGAGTGCCTCCCGCTCTTCTGGCGTGAGGTTGCGCGCTCCCAGAGCGTCTGTGAGGGCCTCTTCTTCGTCCTGCTCCTCGCCCCAGCGACCGACACAAACGGCCTGCTTGGACAGCGGGAGCCTCACGACGAGGCACTCTCCGTCGCGGTACGGGTAGTCGATCTCCTGAGTGGTGCCCTTCTCCCAGAGCGGGAACTTGCGGGAGGGGTATGCCAGTCGGTGGACGTAGTACTTGGAGCCGATGTTGTGGACGTTGGGCACGTTACTTGGCCTTCCTCATTTTGTTCTTCGGGGGCTTGGACGCGGCGTTGCTGGGCTTGGGGGCCTTGCCCCCGGTGTTGGCGCGGGTGCGTGACACAGTCGGGTTGAGCCGTGCGCCGACGCTGCGGTCGTACTGGTCGTACTGGCTAACGCCGTGCGGTGAGCCAGTGCCGTGGTACTGCTGCGCGGAGCGAGCCACGCGGTACAACTGCTCGCGGCTGGCGACAGGGGCGCTGCCCATGTTGGCCGTGCCACGCGGCATCTGGTCGAGGACCGTCCGGATGTAGAGGCCCTTGGAGTGCTCTGACTTGAAGCCGTCCCAGATTGTGACGTCGCACTCGTAGTAGTTGTAGAACGTGCCGTCACGGAAGACGACAGTCAGGACCTTACGCTTCTGGTCGTAGCCAGCCGCGACCGTGCGAGGACGCTCGGGGTTCGTGGTCGAGGTCGGGACGATGGAGATCGGTGCTGGCTGGCGGTCACGCCGCACCTTGTAGGAGTCCACCGGGGAGGCAGCGTTGTTGGCGTAGTCGTAGCCAGCCTGATCGTCCTGCCAGTAGTCGTCCCAGATGCCACCTTCACCGGTCGCCTTGCCGAGGGCGAACTTGGCGAACGCGAAGTCCCCGCTGGATCCTGCGACCGGCATGCCCGCCAGCGGGGAGACATGCTGGCTGCGGTCCATCAGGCTGGCAGCACCGATGGCCTGCTCGGCAGTCATCCCGTAGGTGTTGCCACGGCCAGCAGCCGTCCGCTTCGGCATGTTGGCCTCGCGGTTACGGGAGATGGACAACTCCTCCTGCGACGGGAGCGAGGAGAACGTTGCGCGAGCGCGACCGTCCGATGCTCTGGCCATCAGTCCTCCGTGCAGTAGTGGGCGTCGATCTCGTCCTCGGTGACTGTCTCTCCGCAGTAGCGGCAGCGGTACAACTTGATGCCCTGATAGTTGTTCTGCGCCGT